CTTTCCGAAAACGTTACCCATTTTCGTGAGAGCATGAAATCATCGCAAAGCGTCTCAAAGCTTTTTGATGGTTGGATCTCCTATTCTGTAAAAGATTACAGTGAAGCACTCAAGGATTTGAGTCTTCTAATAAGAGCAGAACTGAAATTTACACAAGCAACTGAGTACGAGGTACATCAATCACTTGTATTCATTCATGTGTTCTGTGAATTATTAAATAAGTTTTACCCAAGACTGAACAATATGTTCTTGGTGAAGGATTTGTCATCTTGTTTGGAAAGAATCATATGCAACAATGAGATCAACACTACAAAATTAATAAAATATTATTATATTATAGGCAGCTCGATTGCATATAAATCCGCAAGATTCCCAAACAAACCCCAAGGTTCTTTAAAAGGAAATACAAAGTACTTTCCCTTCGGTGGTGCATTTTACAAAGCTCTCCTGAGGAGATTTAGAAAAGGTGACAAAAAAGGCTGTTACACTGGCCTCTTCTCTAACGCTGTGTAGGTACGCAGCAATAGAAGTTCCTACCTCATTTATTAAAGCAAGTGAGGAAAACTATGTAAAACGTCTTGAACGTGTACCTGAAGTCAAACAATATGATCAGACTTCTATAAAAAAATCCGTTGACCAAATGAAACAATCTTCTTTTGAAAAGTATCTTAAGAATTTGAGTCAATGTGTTACTACCAGAGCTAGTTCCGATGAGGGGCAATTTGGTCAGTACAGTACTATAAATGAATATGGTCCACATATTTCTTTTTCGAATGTAAGAGGTCAAACCTATAATGGAGTTTGCCCTTCGCCTTACTTTGGTTACAATCTGGTTGGATCTGAGTTAACAGGAAATGTTACTCATCTGACTGAGCCTTTGAAAGTAAGGTCCATTACTACTTCTAATGCCTTTGAGTTCTTTGCAGGGAAGCCTTTCCAAGCTACAATCTCTTCAGAAATGAAGAAGATGGAAAACTTGTGTTATGGTAGAACTGTAGAGGAGGAGGATGTATATAATTTAATATATAGAAGTAAGAAATACTATGGAGAAGAAGAAGAACTCATATTCTTATCAGGGGATTACGAGGCAGCAACAGACAACATCAATCCATATCTTTCAGCACTTGTAGATGAACATATGCTGAAACATTTAAATCTGAACTTTTCTTTACCAGATTTAACACCTTTTGAATCTTTAAAAATTTGGAAGGTGATGGCATGTATATATAATTATTTATTAAGTGATGTTGAAGCTGACCTTGGGCCTAATACCTCTGAGATGTACTGGTCAAGTATAAACCTTATATTTATGAAATTTTTACCAAGAAAAGGTTGTACGGTGCTACATAAAAGAAGAGAAATGTGGTCAGGTCGTATTATAAGAAATAAAGATACGAACCTAGAATTTACTCAAACCTTCGGCCAAATGATGGGTGATATAAAATCGTTTCCGGTTTTATGTCTCATTAATCTTTCACTTTGGAATCTTGTCAATAAAGGAGAATCTGTCATCTCTAAAGAAGAGAAGATCTGTCCTTTGACAGGGGATAAAACCCTGGTCTTTGATAAGATTAGTCCTCCATGTTTAATTAATGGTGATGACTTTTTGGCTTACTGTCCTAGAAGGGTAATTGATGAGTGGTTTTCCAAGGTACAAGAATTTGATCTTGTAGCCAGTATAGGAAAGACTCATGAGAGTAAAGAGATAGCACAAATAAATAGCATAAATTTCTCTTATAATAAGAATACAGGAGTTGTTAAAAAAGTGAAAGCAATTCCTTTGCATGCTGTACTCAAGATACCGCATAATCGTCCTGTTGAACAGACGATTAACTACGCTATTGAACATGATGAATCATTACTTAATAGAGTTCTGTTTTTCAACAAGAACAGAATTAATGAAGTGACCCAAAATGGTTTAATCAACTTATGCGTACCCCGTGAATTGGGAGGTATAGGAGTCAAAGCTACTTTGAAGAAAGTAACAGCCAAACAAAGTATAATTGCAAGCGTTAACCTCAGAAGAATGAAGAGTGGTAGGGACCCTATAGCTCTTCAATATGATTGGCTTCCTTTTCTCGCAAAGAAGAAGAGATCAGGTTTTGGGACTGTTGATCATAAAACACAGTTCTTTGTATATACAAAAAAGCCAAAGGGATCAGGAGTTGTAAAGGATCAATATGATATTACACACTTACTTCCCACCTATTCTGCATCAAGAGAGAGTCGACTATATTGTAAAGACGACCCTATTGGTGTTATGTCTAGGCAAGATTATGGTACGAGAGGTATAATGCGTATTAGAAACAACTTTTATGGTAAATTTCAAAAAGTGTCTAACCAAGTCATAAGAGACTCGCAACAGCGTGGAGATTTCAGGGATAAGATACTTCAACCTGAAGATTTTGTTGTTCCACCTGTAATGGTAGTAAAAACGAAGAAAGGACACGTTTTATTTAATAAAGAACATGAATACATACAGAGCACTTCAGACTTTGTTCAAGTCTCTGTACAAGAGAAAACAGATGAAGTTCCCCACGCGTTCTCCTTTTTTCAAAGAGAGACGCAAAGGAATGGATTTTTCCTTAGTGTAAACTTCAGAGATCTGTAAAAGAGTATTTCGATTGTGAAATTTAATCAATACAACATAATGTTGCAGAAAAAGAAAACTCTTTTAAAAAAGTCAAGAAAGACTAAAAAATCTAATGTAGGAGCAAAGATTACAAATGTAAGTAAGACTTCTACGGGTTCAAATCTTATAAAAGGTGCACCAAAAAATGAGGTTCGCATGAGCCGCAGGGAATTTATACAAGAGGTATACCCTAACGAAGCGTGGACAGTACAGAAATTCGCATTGAATCCTGGGCTGTCAGGGAGTTTCCCCTGGTTATCTGGGGTCGCAAGAAACTTCGAAAAGTATGTCATAAATAAATTTACAATTGAGTATAGAACTGCTCAATCTACATTTATTCCTGGAAAGATTCAGATGGCTCCTGATTTTGATGCTAGTGATTCGGCACCAATGTCTAAGAGAGAGTTATTAACTTATACTCTCGCTACTGATGGCCCCGTTTGGCAAAATTTTGATTTAAATCTTCCGAAAGGATATTTAATGAATCAAAAGAAGTACTATGTACGCCAAGACGATAATTTTTCAGGTGATATAAAATTATATGATCCTTGTAATATTTTCATAGCGGCTGACCCTGTCACAACAGATGTTCAGTACTTAGGTGAGATATGGATCAATTATGACATTACACTCTTCGAGCCACAGGCGCCCGAACTTCCAATAGACTATTCCGTATTGGGTAAGTATTATTTATTTAATCAAGGTGTTACTAATCTGAAACCGTTTGGTACCGGCCTTGACCCCAATGTAGAATTCGGGGGACTAGATGTAGTTCTCGATATGCCTAATTCTACAATAACCTTTCCAAAAGGATTTAAAGGAATTAGTTTACAAAAGATACAGGATACTACCAACTTTGGACAACAACCCTTTGATAATAATAATTATAATATTACAGGGAGTCCAGGATCATTTAAAGGAAACTATAATATGTTAGTTGGTGGTGAATCTTTCAATTCAGGTGGTGATGATGCTCGTATGTATCTAGCTATTTGGGACATTCCGAAAGGAGGTTCCTTAAAGTGGGATAATACAGGTGGAAACCAAGTTGATACTGAATTTGAATCTTTTGAAATAGTGCTTGCATCAGGTGTTATCTTTTAAGCCTTAGCTTGCAAGCGGGTCGCAACCTTTATAAGTATTAGATCACTATTAGAAAATAATGAACTTTTTTTCTTATTAGGCACTGTCTTCTATGGAATGGAGACATGCGATTACGAGATTCACACTGTTGTATCAGAGATGGTACATAGAAACACACGAGTGGTTCTCCCATTGTTATCTAACACAATGGAATTGAGAATCTTCAAGTTCGAAAGATGCGTGATTGTTAGTGTCCAG